ATGTTTTCACTGGGGCGATGTTAGGGTTTTGTGTGTATATCAGCCATTGGTCAGCATCAGTATTTTGGACATTTATCAGCGGTTTAATGTTTTGTCTTATCTGGGCATTAAGTTGGGCAGGTTGATGCGTGACAAGCAAACCAAGTTTGAAACTTGGTCAGAGTTTAAAGTATGGATCGATAAACAAGCCGAACTTGAAAATCACTTGGCAGGCAACGTTCAGATTGTAAAAGGCAATGGAAATGTACAGGCTGGTGGCGATGTTTGGAAGGATAAACAATGAACATCGAAAAATTCAATCCCAAAAAAGACCCTAAATACATTGGCTATATTTTCCGATTTTTGAAGAAAAAATCCAAGTTGCGTGAAGCTTTAGGAGCTTATCCGCGAATTGTTAAGTTTAAAGATGGGTTCGGCTGGTATATCGGCTGGTTTATTGAAGACGGTCTTGGAGACTTTATTGGCAGCAGGATTTGTTACGGCTCCGAAAAAGTTGAGACATTTTGTTTTGTTAAGACCCCTGAAACAGAGGTAGTTGCCGAAGTCAAATGGGATGAATATGAACATGTCGGAGGGTGTGCATTAACTGAATGGCATCACAAATGGATTTATGCCAATAAACAAACACGCAAATGCCGACACTGCGGAAGATGGGAACGGAAAGTCGTCAAGACCGTTAAGACGGTTGAACGTCAAACATTATGGGAGAGTGAGTCATGAACATCAAATGCCCGAACTGCGGGGCGGTGCATAGTCTGGACAGCTTAATCAACGATGCCGACGCATCGTCTGTATTGCGGGCTGTGTTGGAGATGGATGTGGAGATAGGTAAGGCGGCGATACGGTATGTCGGCTTGTTCCGCCCCGCCAAGTCCCAGCTCTCTTGGGCGCGTACTGCGAAACTTTTGAACGAGTTGATGCCGATGATTAAAGCGCAGGAGGCGGTACGCGACGGGGTGTCCTCCCCCGCTCCCGCCGAGGCTTGGTTGCACGGCTTTAACGAAACGGTCAACGCCCGCGACCAAGGTCGTCTGAAACTGCCCTTAAAGTCGCATGGTTATTTGCTTGAGATTGTGAGCCAGTGGCAGGGTTCGGGGTTGCCCTCTCCCCAGTCCTCTCCAACAGGGAGAGTGGGCGAAGGCGGCGCGCCGTCAAAACTGCGGCAAGGTGTGGCAGCCTTGGGCGAATGGGCAGGCGAAGATTGGGCAAAACGGGAAATCGCATCAGGCTTTGCATTGCTCGCCGCGCTGAATCTGCCCAACCGACCGGCAGCGCAGGATATGCCGGTAGTCGCAGAGATTTGGTATCGGAAACTGAAGGAGACAAACGAAATCGTCTCGCCGGAGTATGACCCGATACGGATTCAGACGGGGTTTAAGGTGTTGCAGGCGGCGGAAACATGGCCGCAACCCGCCGAACTGCTCCGCAACCTGCCGCCACGGTTGATACCAAGAGCGATGCTGGAAAAGCCCGCGCCGGACAAAGAAAAAGGTCGTCTGAAAATAGCGAAAGTGAAAGATGTTTTAAGCAAGAAAGGTAAGTGAAATGGGAAATGTATATTTTACAAGTAATAACCGAATATCGGGGATTAAGATTGTGTCGGGACTTGAGGATTTTGTGATTGAGCCGAGCGAACAAATTCTATAAAATCAACAGCCTAATTTCAATTCAGTGTGTTGAAACGTGATTGAGCCTATGGAGCAGGAGCTTGCCTAGCCGATTCAAATAGGCTTTAACCCATAATTAAAGGTCGTCTGAAAACAGTTTTGAGACTGTTTCAGACGACCTTTTTTCATGCCCTAGATTCAGGATGCTTTCTCTTCCTGCTCGTACACGGCGTTGTAGAAAGCGGCGGACAGCTTGTCGGCTTTCTCGGAGGCGGTTTCAATCACGGCA